GTCTCCCTTCACCCCGATGCCGTACCTGGGTGAGGATTATTCCTTTTGCTGGAGGATGAAGCAGATCGGGAAAAAGATGTGGTGCGACAGCAGCGTGAAGCTGGGACATGTGGGGCAGCACATTTATACCGAAGAAGATTATCTGAAGCAGCAGGCGGAGAAGAAGGAATCAGGATCCCGGATCCAGGTTTCAGAGCATTCGAGCGGGATCTCTGCTGAGATTCCCGGAAGCGAAAACTTCGAAGATTGGGAGAGTAGTGCAAACGGGGACAGGACCCTCTCGCGTGATCCGCAAGAGGGCACCGTCCCCGTTCGCACCGGCGGCGGGAGGGAAGGATGAGTCCGAAGTTTTCGATCATCGTGCCGGTGCATAACGCCGAGAATCACATGCGGAAGTGCATGGATTCGATCGCGGAGCAGGTTTACAAGAATTATGAACTGATCTGCGTGTGCGACAGCTGCACCGACCGGTCCGCGGAGATCGCTGCATCCTATGGGGCAAAGGTCCTGGAAGTGGAATTTCACCGAGACGGTCTGTCCCGGAACGCAGGGCTGGATATCGCGATTGGGGAATGGGTGCTTTTTCTCGACGACGATGACTGGTGGATGCATGAATACGTTCTCACGATGCTGGATTCCAGGGTAAGCACACAGTTCGATATCCTGCTGTTTTCCTTCATCTGGAAGGGGATGGGATATTTCTCCCAGGACGGGCAAAGACATTATGTGGCCTGTTGGAACAAATGCTGGCGTCGGGAATTCATCGGGGAGACCCGGTTCTCGGATATTTACCGGGAAAGTGATCTGGATTTCGACCGGGCGATGTTTGCGAAGGGTCCGCGCTGCGCTTTATGGGATACCCCTTTCTATTACTATAACTACCTTCACGAAGGAAGTATGAACTGGAAGCTGGTGAACGGAGTTGGAAAATGAAACAGTACGGAGATATCACACAGCTGAAAGGATATGAACTGGATCCGGTGGATCTGATCGTAGGAGGAAGCCCATGCCAGGACCTTTCAGTCGCAGGAAAACGGGCAGGCCTTGAAGGAGAACGATCTGGTCTGTTCATGGAAATGATACGAATCATAAAGGAGATGAGAAATGCAACAAACTTTGTTCGACCTCGATATGCTCTCTGGGAAAACGTCCCCGGAGCCTTCAGCAGCAACGGAGGGGGAGATTTTGCGGCAGTCCTCACGGAATTTGCAAGGATCGCGGAACCAACAGTTCCCGATGTGCCTACGCCTAAAAAGTGGACTAAATCAGGTGTCATACTGGGAAATGGATGGTCCCTGGCCTGGCGAACTCATGACGCGCAATTTTGGGGAGTGCCCCAACGTCGAAAAAGAATCTCGGTTGTCGTGGATTTTAGAGGAGACACCGCACCCAAAATATTATTTGAGCGCAAGAGCATGCCAAGGGATCATAAACCGGGCGGCCAAAAGGGGGAAGAATCTTCCGGAACCGCTGAAGATGGCCCTGGAACGGCAGGCAAAGGAAAATGTCTGAATCCCTGGAATGTGCAGAGCAAACGCATCCAGCCTATGAATGGAATTGCGGATACATTATACAGCGGTGAACGCAGCTGGGATGGTGGACAAAGTTACGTATTTGAAGATAAAACCACAGTGTACGGTATCGATCTGCAAGGTGGTAAGGGTGGAGCAAATTATACGGTGGATGTGGCTCCGACATTAGCTTCAGACAGTCACGGAACTCCTCATGCCATCAGTTTTCAGGAACGCTCGGGAAAACCGGGGGGGGGAAGGGGATATTGATACAAGATGAGCATACAGGAGCATTGTCAACAGTGAATAATCAGGCAGTATTTGTAAGCGGATTTTTACCGAACCAAGGGGTAAAAGCTCAAGGATTAGGATATGAAGAAGAAAAATCCCCGACCCTGCGATGCGAGAATACTCCCGCAATATGCATACAAATAAAAGATGATGTTATTTGTCTAAATGACCAAGGTGGAAGTGTTATGAGCGTCACCAAAGAACGAACCGATACACTGCGGAGTCAAACAAAAGGACATGAACCTCTCGTATTTGATCCATCCGTGCATCACGGATACAAAGAATACGAAAAGGTCAGCGAGACAGTAAGATCCAGATATGGAACGGGTGGGAATAACATACCAATGGTAGTAAAGGCCTATACCATATCAAGCTATGAAAGTAATGTCATGAAATCAAATAATCCGAATACGGGAATACATGAAACCGAAAAAGCTAAAACATTGGATCTAAACGGAGGGAATCCCGCATGTAACCAGGGTGGTGTCATGATCGTTGAAACAAATATAGATAAGCCAACAACATATGCAAATAACGCTTATGACAAATGGGCTGAAAACAATGTAAGCAGTACATTACGGGCAGCAGGCGGAGTATACGGGGGTGGAAGTGAATCCCTTATTATCCAATCGGAATCTCATCTGATCTATCCTGATAAAACTGGAAGTTTAATGGCAAGCGGTTATTCAAAATTAGGAACACAGGAGGCAATGAACGGAATGTATCCGGTAACTGAAAATGAAGAAAATATGAAATCCGTCAGGAGACTGACCCCAATGGAATGTGAACGACTGCAGGGATTCCCGGACGGATGGACAGACATTCCAGGAGCATCGGATTCCGCACGGTATAAAGCATTGGGAAACAGCATCGCCCTGCCTTTCTGGAAACATCTGGCGTACCGCTTTGCGGATATCGGAGATGTGGAAACGATCGGCAGTCTTTTTGATGGCATTGGGGGATTTCCGCTGTCATTTGAAGAGGCAGGGGTGAAAACCCTCTGGACCAGCGAGATCGAACCCTTCTGCGAAAAGGTCGTGGGAATCCGCTTCGGAGAAGAAGAATGAACCTGAAGGGGATAACAACCATCTACGATTTTGAGGTGTTTGCGCTGGACTGGGTCGTGGTGTTCAAGCGGTTATCGGATGGATGCTATTTCATCTTTCACAACGATCCGGAAGGGGTGGAGGCGTACATTGAAGAACAAAAACCTCTGCTGTGCGGATTCAACAATAAGCACTATGACAATTTCATCCTAAAGGCCGTTTTGATGGGCCTGGAGCCGGAGATGGTAAAGCAGGTGAACGATCAGATCATCGTGCATGGTGTCCCCGGGTGGAGCATTCCTTTCCTGCGGGACAGCGGGATCTGGTTTCAATCCTTCGACCTGATGGACGACATGCAGCAGGGCCTCAGTCTGAAGGCGATCGAAGCACACCTGGGTATGGACATTGAAGAGACCGAGGTGGATTTTCAGCTGGACCGCAGCCTGACGGAGCAGGAAGTTGAGCAGACGATCCGGTACTGCAAATATGATGTAGACGCGACGGAAAAACTGTTCGACCTGCGAATCAGCTACCTGGAAAACAAGATAAATATCGGCAGGATGGCGGGGCTGTCGGACGCGGAAGCGTTGTATATGACCAATCCGAAACTGACGGCCACCTATCTGCAGGCAAAGCGTCCGGAAAAATTCTGGGGTGACGAGCGGAATTATCAGTATCCGAAACAGTTGCTGATGGAGTACATTCCGCAGGAAGCGATCGACTATTTCGACCGGCTGCATGACGAGACGATCCCGATGGATGAGATCATGGGGCAAAAGCTGGACCTGACGGTCGGGGACTGCCCGGTGACGCTGGGCTTCGGGGGAATCCACGGTGCCCTGCCGAACTATCGGGAAGACACAACGGAAACCCGGGTGATCCGAAACGCGGATGTAGCATCCTACTATCCCAACCTGATGCGCTGCATGGGTTACTGCTCCCGGGCTATGCCGAATGCACAGATGTACGCGGATATCATTACCAGACGAGTCGCTGCCAAAAAGGCCGGCGATAAAGAGACCGCGGACGCGCTGAAGCTGGTCCTGAACAGCACCTACGGGGGCATGCTGAACGGTCACGGGGAAGAGGCCTTCAATGATCTCTATGACCCGCTGATGGCCCGCAGCGTGTGCATTTCCGGGCAGCTGTTTCTGCTGGAACTGACGCAGCACCTGGTCCGGGAATGCCCGACGCTCAAAGTAATCCAGCTAAACACGGACGGGATCATGGTCTCCTTCGACCTGGTCGATGAACCGGCCTGGAAAGAGATCTGCCAGGAATGGCAGGACCGGACCGGGTTTGAACTGGAAGAAGACCGGATCCAGCGGATCGTCCAAAAGGACGTTAATAACTACATTGAGGTCCAGGAATCCGGGAAGGTGAAGGTCAAAGGCGGGCAGCTGGTTCGCGGGATCTCGACAGCCGGGGCTTTCAACATCAACAATAATGCCAAGATCGTTTCAAAAGCCATCCTGAATTACTTTACGGACGGGATCGACCCGAAGGACACGGTCTATGAAGACGGGGATGTCCTGGACTTCATGCTGATCGCGAAAGCCTCCGGAAAGTATTCCGGGGTGTATCAGGAATGCATGGAAGAGATGATCCCGGTCCAGCGGTGTAATCGGGTGTATGCCTCGATCAATCGGCACTGGGGTACGCTGTACAAGGTCCACGCGGAGACCGGCCGGGCGGCGAAGATCGCCGGGCTGCCGGCTCACTGCTATGTGGACAACAAGAACATCCTGACGCTGGAAGAAATTGACCGGGATTGGTACGTCCGCCTGGCCCGGAAGTATATCCGGGATTTTCAGGGGATCGAACTGCCGAAGGTAAACACCAGGCGGATCAACAGCCTGATGAAAAAATCGTTAGCAGTGTTTGATCAAATCAAACAGCAAGAGTTATTTTGAAGGAGAAAATAATGGCAAATATCTATAAGAGCATGAACGTCATGCAAAAGCTGGCGAAGGCCAGGCTGTACTTCCTGAATTCGAAGATCAGCAAATCCGGGAAGAATATGGCAATGGAATTCAAATATTTCGAGCTGGAAGACATCGTCCCGACGGCCATCCGAATCTTTGACCGGGTGGGGCTGCTGGCGGTGGATGATCTGTCCGGGGATGTAGCTTCCCTGACGATCTTCAACACGGACGAACCCTGTCAGGCACCGATCCAGTTCCGGATGCCGTACCGGGAGATCGACCAAATCGTTTCCAAGACCGGGAAGGTGGTAACCAATCCGCTGCAGGCCCTGGGATCTTCTGTAACCTATCTCCGACGGTATCTGTGGATGATCGCGCTGGACATCACCGAACCGGACAGTGTAGACCCTGCTCTCATTAATGCGGTCCCGGAAGAGGAAGAGGATATCCCGCAGCCGAAGAAGACCGCACCGAAGCCGCCGGCGACACCCGCGGAACGGAAGGAAGCCAAGCAGGAGCTGGTAAAGGAATCTAACGGGAATGCGTCCGAAGAACAGATCGAACTGCTGAAATCCCTCTGCCGGTCGATCCTGGACGCGGACGACACGAAGGAAGAATTCATCAATAAGATCGCGTTGGAGACCAGCGGATTTACCGAGATCGAAGCCGGGGCCTGCAGCCAACTGTGCGAATATCTCCAGAGCATCATGGAGGAGTTAGGAGGATCCAATGAGTGAACAGGTCAATCATCCGGACCATTACAACACCTGCCGGTTTGAATGCATCGACGTCATGGAAGAGGTCTTCGGTGTCGAGGCTGTACAGACCTTTTGCATGCTGAATGCTTTCAAGTATCTGTGGCGAGCTAACCATAAGAACGGTATGGAAGACATCGATAAGGCTGCCTGGTATCTGAACACGATGCAGAGTCTGGAGCAGGAAAAGGACTACGATCAGGAACCGGAAGACGAAGAACAGGAACCGGAAGATAACACGGATTCGATCTCCAATATCGTCAAAACGGCATTCCGGTCGATCGATAAGGCATTGAAGAACTATGCCGATATGAAGGATCCCGATCAGGAATATCAAAAGCGATACCGGTACTTCAAAGAATTGCGGAACGCAGAGTATGACGATGAGGTCGCATTCTTTTTTGCGGCTTTCAAAGATCTGCCGGAGGAGGAAAACGATGAGCAGTAAAGTGCGCAGCATGGCCAGGGGGATCGCCCGGTACAACATCGGCCAGCAGGATATCCCGATCTTCGGGAAGTACACCCAGGAGCAGGGGCTGGTCCGGAAGGGCAAGAGCAAAAAGTATCGGGTCGATTGGATCCGGAAATCGTTCTTCTCCAAAAATTGGAGAGCATGGTGTTAGGGACACTGCTGAGTGTGAGAGATGCACAATGTCCCAGGAGGGAAAACGAATGAAATGGAATGATGACAACACCATCACGGTGGTGCCGCCAAAACGGCCCAAGAAGATCACCGGAACGCGGTTTGCTGCGATCCTGGGGCTGAACCAGTGGA